AAAATAATATGAATTTAGATGTATGGGATTATAATCAGAAAACCGGAAGAGCTCAATTAGTTACTGCTGATTTAGTTTTAATAAAAGAGTTTAAAGAATTATTATCTCCTGCACGAAATAAATGTAAGGAAGATCCTAGTGGATTAGATCATCTTAGAGCAGATAGAGAGTTTACTTATATATATCTCGCCATATCTTGGAAATCTCCTTATGCTAATTATTCTGAATAGGAAAGACATTAGGCAGCATTAAAAGACGGAGAAATTACTGAGGATGAATGGGAAGATCCAACTTTCCGAGCTGCTTGTAGAAAATATAGAGCATTACAAGAATCTAATAGATATGTCAGATTATTATAGTCTGCTGAATTAGTTACAGATAAAATAATAGATTATTTTGATAATCTTGATTTAAATGCTATTGATGATTAGGGTAGGCCACTAGTTAAAATTTCCGATGTTTAGAAAGCAATGGAGAATTCTGCTAAATAGATAGAAACTCTTAAGCAAATTGAAGCTCTTGTTAAGAAGGAGATAATGGAATAGACATAGATTAGAGGTGGTGCTGTTGAAGGCTTTATCCCTGATGAGTGAACCTAAAAAGAGGGGTCGTCCTAAGAAAGTAAAAATTCCTGATGAAATATAGAATTTAATAGAAGAAGTAGAAAAATCAAAAGAAGAACTTCAACAGCTACCTACTTCTCCTATGCCTGAGAAAAAAGAAGGAATATGGGATGTTAAAATAGATGAACCTATAGAACATTTTGATAAAAGACTTTCGTATGAAATAACAGGTTATAGGCCTATTACTGAAACTGAAGGATTAGATTTCAATCCTAAATGGTTTACAGAAGCTAGGGATACATTCTTAAAAACTGGACATTATTGTTCTTTTTATCCTGGATCTAAAGCTTACAGAGATTTCTGGAACGAAGAATATAGAAGATGTAAGAATGGATATACAGTTAATGGATATACTGTAACTGGATTTAATTATTATTTTCTAAACTATTATCAATTACCAAATACTGAATAGGATAAAGCAGGTGATAGTCGTTCTATCATATTTCCCAATTTTGTTGTATATTAGTATGAGTTCTTTCATTATTTTGAACTTTGTAGAGTATTAAGAAAGAACTATGCTATTATGAAAAATCGTGGCTGTGGTCTTTCAGAGATAAATGCTTCTATATTTGATTGTTTCTTTAATTGTTTTAGAAATAGCATATGTCTTCTTACAGCTTATGATGCTAATTATGTAAATAAAACTCTTGATAAGATTTGGAATGGAATATCCTTTACAGACGACAATACCGATGGTGGTATGTTAAAACTTAGGTAGGTAATTAATACTGCTACTAAGAAACGTTCTACTCACTACAAGGTCGTTAATGGCTAGAAAATTGAAACGGGTTTTGGTTCCCAAATAGAAGGTATTGTTGTAGATAAAGATAGAAAAATGAGAGGTGACCGTGTAGGTTTCCTTTTCTTAGAGGAATCAGGTTCTAATCCTATTTTAGAAAGATCTTTTATTAAGGCGGAAGAGTTATGTACTGTTGGTGGTAATAAGATAGGAATAATTGGGGCTGTTGGTACGGGTGGAGACTCAGGTCCAAATCTTGCTGGTTTAAACAAGGTTTATTACAACCCTAGAATGTTTCAAGTTCTTCCCTTCTATCATAATTATACTGAATCTGGAGATTGGGTTGAAACTGCTTACTTCATACCTGCATATATAACAATGCACAAATAGGGTTATATTGGAGATAGAGGAGAATATCTAATTGAAAAACAGAAAACCTCTTACAATGAAAGAAGGGCTAGTATAACCGATCCTAAAACTTTATTAGATCATAAAGCAGAACAATGTTTTACTGCTGAAGAAGCTTTTGCTGCTGAAGGTATAAATAAATTTAATAAGGTTAGAATATCAGAGCAATTAATATCTATTAATATTAAAAAAGAAACCCCGACTATTTAGAGGGGTTATATGGAATTTATATATAAAGATGCTTCTAGAGATAGAGACAGTATTTCTGGAGTAAGATTTAAACCTCATCCCCAAGGCCCTGTTTATATCTTAGAGCATCCATTAGAAGAAAATAATAAAAAAATTAATAACTTATATGTAGCTGGAGTAGACGGCATTGATATTGGATAGCTTGAAACTTCAGCTGAAACTAGAGACCCTTCTAAGTTCTGTACAGTTATTAAACGAAGATTATATGGTATGAAAGAACCTACATATGTAGCTTATTATTTAGATAGACCTAATGATATTAGAGAAGCTTATAAGTAGACTATAGGTTTATTATGGTATTATTCAGCTAAAGCTAATATAGAAGCTACAAGATTATCTTTGATAACTTATGCTAGAGATAATAAATTTATGTAGTTCTTTATGAAAAGACCTAGAGCTTGTTATGGTGGTGACGAAAGAAGGAGACAAATTAATCAATATGGTACAACTGCAACTAGAGCGATGATAGACCATCAAACAGATTTGATTGCTGACTATGTTGAAGATTATTGTCATAATATTTGGTTTGTTGAATTCCTTAACCAGCTTAACAAGTACACTGATGAGAATAAAGGAAAATTTGATATTGTAGCAGCTATGGGTATGTGTGAAGTAGGGGATGAAGATTTAAATGATACATTACCTAGAGTAGCACAAGAATAGAGAAGGGAATTTAGGGATATAGGTTATTATAAAGATGAAAATGGATATACCCGTTATGGAATTATTCCTAAATAGATCCAGAGATAGGTATCCGCTAATTGGGATAATTTATATGACGGAAGAAATGTAACTAGTAATCCTAGATACCGATGAATGCAATGGAACAAAAGGTCTTAGACCTTATAAAGAAATATTACAAAAAAGAATATATTGGTGGTTTAAAAGTTACAGAATTAGGTATTGGCGGGTATAGACTAATATTAGATTTAGGTATACCAGACAAAAGACCTATTTCTATTGCTGCTGAATTAAATGCAGAAGATTTTATAAAATTTATAGAAAAAGAATTGATTGCAAGATAGTTGTAGAAAGTTCAATTCTTTAGAGGCATTAAAACTGATTTAGAAGACGATGAGCTAGGAGGAACTTGTTAGAAAAACGGACAATGCGATCAATGAACTTGTCTATGATAAAACTGAATTAAGAAAGGCTTACAATTATTATAATTGTAAAAGAGATAAAGAACAGTTTAGGTATCTTGAAGAGAACTATGGAATAGGATAGCCTACAAATATAGAATTTATTCCTTTAATAAGAAAACACGTAGATGCTCTTGTTGGAGAATAGATAGATGTTCCTATCCTGTCCAAAGTATCTTGTAAAGATACTGAAACTGTTAATAATATATTTAGAGAAAAGCAAATAAAAATATCTACTGAATGTTTTAAACTTTTATAGTCAAATCTTAGGAATAATTTACTTAGACTTATAGGTAATTAGGAAATGTAGGATTTAAATATAAAAGAACAGTTAGATAAACTCGTTACAGATATAAATGAAAATTTTGTATCTGAATATGAAATAGCTGCTTAGAATGTGGTAGACTATATTATACAATCTAGAAATATAGATTTGACTACTAAATTAAGGTAGCTTTATGTTGATTTATTAGTTACTGGATATACCTTCTTTAGAGTAAATCCTTCTCCCTCTGGAAATAATATTCAAATAGAATGTTTAAATCCTTTAAATGTTTTTCCGGAGTTAGATATTAACTCCCCTTATGTTAATGAATCTAATAGAATAGTTGTTAGAACTTTCTTGACAAGAAATTAGGTTCTAGCAAAATATGGGGAAAAACTTAATAGGGAGGATATTAAAAAAATAAAAGAATTGTGGAGAGACCATCTTGGAATATAGAATGGTTCTTATTATGTTAGAAGCTATGAAACTGCAATGGGTACCCCAGCCACTGATGGTATTAGAGCAGGAGAAGAAGTAGTACCTGGATATCCTGAACATTACTGGTATGATAATAATTTAATTCCTGTCTATGAAGTTGAATGGATAGAAACTGATAAAGACTTTATTGAACAAAGATATTCTTCTGTGAGAATAGGTGAGGAAATATATATTTTAAATGGAAAAGATGAAAATGTAATTAGAACTAAAGATTTTCCAGAGAAAGCCTTTTTAACAGTAAATGGGGTATGGTTTAACAATAGAGGTAGTAAACCTTATTCAATGGTTTTGAATTGTATGGTTCTTCAAGATAAATTTGATCTTGCAGTATTTTATAGAGATAAGTTAATTGCCAATTCGGGTTCAATGGGTGATTGGATTAATATGCCCACAATACCAGCTTTCTTAGGGGATTAGATGGAAGAAAGAATAATGAAATGGCTAGCTTATAAAAAAGCAGGAATTGGATTAATTGATACTTCTCAAGAAGGCCAAGTAAATACGGGACAAGCACCATTAAATACTATGTTTAATGGGTTCGATGATACTGTTAAAGCTCAAGCTGTTTAGGCCATTCAAATGGTAATTGATTCTATAGAAGCCACTGCTTCTTCTATCACAGGAGTATTCAGAGAAAGACTGAATGGTATACAACAAAGAGATGCTGTAACTAATGTGTAGGTTGGCATAAACAATTCTTTTATAGTAACTAAATAGTGGCAATTCTAGATGAATCTTGTTACAAGAGAAATTTTATTAGATGCTTTAAATTGTGCTAAAATAGTTTATAAGGATGGCTTAACTGGAACTTTAATATTAGGCAATAAACTATAGAAAATATTTACTGCACTTCCAGAGTATTTTACCTTGACTGACCACGATATACATATCATCACTTCTTCCGAGGTAATTAAAGAAATGGAATAGATTAAAGCTTTAGTTCCAGAATTTATAAAAGCATAGATAGTATCTCCAGATATTCTGATGGATATTATGACTTCTAAGAGTTTATCAGAAATGAAAGCTAAAGTCAAACAATCCATGAGAAAATAGAAAGAAGAGAATAATTAGATACAGCAATTAACTCAACAGTTAGAACAAATGTAGGGTCAATTACAACAAACTTCTCAACAATTACAATAGGCTCAACAGAAGATTGAACAACTTAATGAAGCTAAACTTAATCTTGAACAACAAAAGATTAAATTGCAAAATGAAGTTGATATGTTCAAGGCTAAGACTGAAAGAACATATAGAGAAAGTCTTGCTGAAAATGACACTAAGAGAACTGAAATTGAGTATATGCAATTATACGACGGAAATCCTTATAACGATTAGATTAGGAATATATGAGAATAAATACTGATAAAAATTGCAATATTGTTATACATGATGATACTGAATATCCTATTAATGGAATTGCATATAAAAACTCAGTATCCTTGTATATAGCACAATTAAATGAGTCTAATAAGTCTACAATAATTTATTAGAAATTTGACAAACATGATGGTACTGGAGATGATCCAATTATATTGTCTCCTTAGAAAGGAGGGTTTATTACATTTTGTCATATAATCCTTCCTAAAACCCCCGCTGTTTCTGGAGATTATTTGTAGATAAAGAAGTTAATAACCAAAAACTAGATTAATGATATACTAGGGATTTTAGATTCTATTGATACTATAATTCCAGACACTGAAGATTTTGTACAATCTGAAACATATATAACGTTAAATCAGATAAATGATATTCTTGGATTATCTCACATACAAGAGGAACCTAGAACTTTTTTAGATGCTTATGTAGAAACTGATAACTATATAACGTTTGATTAGATAGATTCTATTTGGAATGGCTCTGCTATATTGAGAAGCGTCTCTAGTAGAGTAGTTCAAACTCCTAATTTACAAGCTAACGGTACTGGATATTTTTCTGATGGAGATAAAATTTACTATTCAAATGGAAGTACAGTTAGAGAAGTTTCTATATAGGAAATAATAGATGTTAATCCTGCTGCTTATAACTTTGTGAAAACTATAGATAATTTCTTCTCTGTTTGCTATTTACGAAAATGTTACATTTCACTTTGTTAGAAAATATTTAAAGGTAGAGGATTTAACAGATGTTTTACTGAAAAAGTAGATTCTCAACTAATTCATAAAAGAGATTTAGTTTGGTCTGCATTGAATGTAATATAGTATATGATAGATTCTAATCAATTAGCTGAAGCTTAGAGATTGTTAGAAAGAATTAATGGTTGTAATGGACTCTGTTCTAAAGAGGAAACAGGAGACCAAGGATGTGGATGTGAATCATGAGAAGATGTTGTAAACCTATAATACCAATTGTTGAATTTGAATTGGGTGACGATGTATTTGTGTCACCCGTTCATGATAACATTTACATACCTTTAGAACCTCAAACTGATATTGATTTATTAAAAGACAAAGTTATTTGTGATTATAAACGATTAATCAGCTCTTTAGAAAGGGGTCAGGATATTGGAGATTTAGAAATCCTTTTAGAGGAAATCTCAGCTATTAATTTAGATTAGGATTTAGGTAATAATAGAGAATTTATTGTAGAATATTATTTAAATCAATAAGATTGAATTTTAAAATTTTAAAGTTATGGAAGAGAATCAGTATTTAGATTTGGAAGGATTAAAGTATTATCATAGAAAATTTAAAGAACAAATTCCGAGTAAAACTTCTCAACTTGAAAATGATTCTCATTTTATGAGTGAGGAAGATTTATAGAGAATGCTTGGAATAATACCTTCTATTGATGAAGCTGGCCTTTCAGTATTCTTCACTGGAAAGACAGAGCTTGAAGACTACGATCCTAACAATCCAAGAGTATAAGAAATACGTTACTAAATATAACTAACTGATAGTCAATAAGTTAGAAAATATTTAGTAACGTTTTCTTTTAAAAGGCATCATAAATAAGTTAAATTAGTTGCAACTAGATAATTATCTAACTTTTAATTTAACTTATTTATATGTCCGATAGCAAAGTTTATATGGTTCCTGATGGAACCAATAATTTAGACCCAAATTTAATGTTCGCCCTTTCCCAGAATGGTGGGTTTGGTAATGGTGGTAATTGGATGTGGATGATGTTTATGTGGATATTGTTTCCATGGCTCTTTAACGGAAACAATGGATTCGGAGGAAATAACGGATTCCTGTCTAATCAATTAAATAATACTGCTGGTAGAGATTTACTTTTGTAGGCTATTAACGGTAGAGCCGATGCTCTTACTGAATTAGCTGGCATATTGAATACAAGTGTATCGACAGTACAAAGCGGAGTAAATAGTATTCAATCTGCTATCCAGACTGTAGGTTCCCAAGTAGGATTGTCTGGCGCACAAGTAATTAATTCCATACAGCAAGGTAATGCTCAATTAAGTCAGCAGCTTTGTAAATGTTGCTGTGATAATCAGCTTGCAATTGTTAATCAAACAAATGCTTTACAAAGTCAAGCAGCTGCTAACCATGCTTCTGCTCAGCTTCAGAGAGCTTAGATAGAAAGTGCTGACCAACTTGCTGTATGTCAGTAGACAAATCAGTTAGGTTCTCAAGCAGATAGGAATACTAATAATATTCTCAATGCCATTTCTGCTTAGAATACTCTTATTACCAAAGAGTTCTGTGATTTGAAGGAACGTGAACTTCAGAACAAGATTGACGCTTAGGGTGACATTATTACTCAGTTAAGAGGGCAAATTAGTAATGACAAATAGACTGAAGCCTTCAATTCAGCCTTCAATGCCCTTAATGATAAGATAAATCAAATAGCATATAAACAGCCAAATACAGTTCCTGTTCAATGGCCTAATATTGTAGCTGCTAATGCTACTCCTTATATAGGTAATTGGCAACAGACTAGTTTTTGGAATTAATTATGTTTGGTGCAACCACTAATTATCCATTTAATTTCTCTAATAGAAATGGAATACCTATGATTGAAAGTGGTAACATTGTTGTAAATGATACCAATGTAATTATTAATATTCCATCTAGAGCTTTTAGGTTTTTAAATGGTAAAGGACTTCTCTTATTTAGGTTAAATACAGAGATTACTAATACAACACTTCCTATACTATTTTAGTCAAACGACTTTGCTCAAGCTGTATCCTTAGCAGGGGGAACTGCTGTTACTGGAACACAACTTTCTCAACCTGGAGTATATTTACTATATTATTCAAAGGATTGCAATTTAATGCAATTATTAACTGCATAATATGTTTTCAGCTCTTTCTCAAGGAAGTTCTATATATCTTTTAGATAAAACTTCTGGGTTGAAATATTCTGTTGGAGAAATAATTGGGGTAAGTCAGCCTAAATATAATGGGACTTTAGATTTAAAAGTTCGTATAGGAAATAGTGTTGAAGAATTTAACAATTTGCCTAGCATAAACAATGTTGTTACTTATAATGGAGGGAAACTTGTAATTAGTGAAACTAGATAGGGAATCCAAACAGAAGTGGAATCTCTATTACACAATAGTAGATAGATTCTTAATAACATTGATACATATAAGTAGAACATTATCGATTGTGAAGAAATTCTCAAGGAATTAAATCCACAATTTGCTAAAGATAAAGAGAGGGATGATAGACTTTTAAATCTTGAAAATAGATTTGATGGTGTTGAATCCAAATTGGACAAAATATTTGATTTAATAAAGAAATGATAATTTTAGAATTAACTGAGGATAAATTTGGGAAAGCCATGAAGGCTATTTCTAAAATAACTGAACACGCTGAATGCTTGCAGGCTATATTTGAAGATATGGCAGAAGATTCTAAATATGGCGATCGTTATGGTGATAGATATGAAGACCGTTACGGAGATCGCTATGGCCGTAGAAGATGAGATTAGATTTATACGATGACAGGCCTTCTTCCATGAAGAGATACCTTCGGTATTACGGAGAACATTTTAATAAGAAATTATGTGACTTTGCAGTAAGTAAAATGGATCATGGAAAGAGTCCTGTTTCAAAAGAAAAGGTAGATGAAATATTGCAAAAATACTCTGTTAAATTGGACCATAATGATTTACATGATTATGTATATGTATATAATATGGGAAACAATGATTACATGGGTAGTAGTATTTCAGACGAGAAGCATTTGGCATTGTATGTGAAAGACGTGATTGACGATAGAGACGGTTATGATGGAATAGTATTTAACCGTTGGTATGCTGATATGGTATTTTTAGGAATTCCAATTGAGTGGGAAGACATGTTATGATTGTTGACCATATTAACACAAATAATTGGAATATTACTGTTATATATGAAACAACTTGTGATGATATTGATTTTATAATTGAAACTTTAAGGAATATTAAATGTCCTATATAGTATATTGATAGAGCTTTAGATAATTTAGAAAACTGCAAACTAAATACAGGCTTAACCTATTCAAACTTGAATTTAAAAAGTTCTGTTATTATAATCAGTAAAACAAGTTCTGTTTATTAGTTAATAAATACTATATCACACGAATACTACCATTTAATATGTCATATATCTAAAGTATTAGATATGGATGAAGAAGAGTTAGCTCATTTAAATGGAAATTTAAATATGTATTCTTATAAAACTGTTAGTAATATTTTTAAAGAAGTGGGTTCTGAATAAGAATCCACTTTTTTTTGTTTAATTCTTAGAACAAAATATTTTTAAAAATAAACTGAAAAATAGTATGAAAAGACCAAAACCGTTAGCTAGACGAGCCGGTTATACCAGAGGAAGACACTTTGGAGAAGGCGGGAAAGCAAAATCGAAATGTAAGTCATAAAAGTTATTTAATACTTATTAAATACTTACCATATCCTATAGCTTTTGGTTATTGTATAAATACCTTTGCTGGATATTGGAATATTGACTTGATATCTTTAGGTTATATTATTCATTTAGCATTTTTACCTTGGTTGTATATGTTATTAACATCTCGTATATTTAAGTTTTGTTATGTTCATAGATTGCCGTTATATTATATATTGCTTAATGATATGATGAATATAATAGATTATTACATAGGAATCCCTGTTAGTACAGGCAGATTATTTCAACTACATTTGGTAGTTGTATTTATATTTATAAGTTTATATACCTATGGCTATATTAAACATAATAAGAAATTTACTACAACAGATAATTAATGATATAGATACTGGTAATTCTAATATATCCGAAACTGAATAGCATGAACTCTTAGATCTTATAGAAAGAATAATGTCTGAAGATGTAAGTAAGTTAGAAGCTGCCCATAATTTGGGAGTTTCAAGAGCAACTTTTGATAATTACGTTAAAGACGGAAAACTACCAAAAGGAAGAAAGAGATTTGGATTTAAGGAATTATCCTGGAAAAAATTTGATTTAAATAAATTTAAAAATGTCGGAAATAATAAACAATAACGATAGTTATATTGTTAGAACTAACGGGAGGATATATGTCAAATAGGGTGGAAGATATATCGCTCTTATAGATGAAGACGGAAATTTAAATGTTAAGTTGAAGACTTCCATTTCGACTGTTTCTAATTTTAATGATATTAACTCTGAGGGTTTATATTATTATAATGGAAATATATATGCATATGCTAATGGTTCTCCTTATCTTTTAACAGGTGGTGGGGGTAGCGGCGATGTTATCAATCAAGTTCTTTCGGGAGATTTAAGAGCTGTAACATCTAATGCTGTATATGTAACTACAGAAAACATCAAGAACAATTTAGCTAATAAAGTTCTTCCTTTTGAAGAATTTAAAACAATTTCTTCTGTTGTATATAATCCTACTGATATTACTGAAGGTAGAGTATTATATTCATTAAACCTTAAATGCTTTATTCTTGAAAATACCGTAGGTGGAAGAACTACATATTATACAAACTGGAAGGGTAGTGAAAAATATCAAACAATTGATTCTGAAAATGTTTCTCAAATAACTCTTAAACCAGATGTTCTGTATTTGTTTACTAATCTTAGTGTTGGATAGGTCAGTGCTAGAACATTATACATGGCTAAATCAAATGGAGATTTAACTCGCATTTTAACTGATAGAGATTTAAATGATGTTCTTACTTTAGACGATGTTGATACTGAAATAACTAGTTCATCTTCTAAACCTGTCGCTTCTTCTGCAATATATACAGCACTTTCAAAACTTGGTTCTATTGAATATTTCGATGGAACTCTTTCGGCAGAAGAAACTATCAATATAATTGATTCTGCTACTACTTCCAATGATATTTAGATTTTATACTCTTATAAGTATAAGACTTTCGTTGCTAAATATAATAATAATTATTATAAGAGATGGAATACGGCAGATAAATTCTTTGATGGAACTACTCCGAATAAACATATTTTGTTTGTTTGCGATGATACTCTGTATTTCTGGAATAATGATCTTGTTACTGTAAATGTAGACAACATTGATGATTGTATTATTTATGTTGACCTTTATATGAGAGGTGGATAGTTACCTACTCCTTCTGCTTCTGATTTAGGTAAGTATGCTATTGTTGAATCTAATACATATCAATTATATAGAGCAGAACAATTTAATAATGTTATTTCTTATACAGCAAAATCATTCTCAAAGAACAGATTATATATTAATGATAATAAACTCTATCTTTGGAATGGTTCTGAATTAGTTCAAGTAGGCATCTCTGAATTCAATCTTTAGATAGCACCTTTTGATGGAGTAATTAATAGTGCTACTGTTCAAGAAAGCAGCTATACTGGAACAGGTGATATATTTTACATTACTTCTCTTCAAAGATTTGCATTTAGAGTTATCAGTTTAAATCAAACTAAATATTACGATAACTGGTCGGATAGTGGTTTGTATTTTGGAGAAAATAGAAAACCTAGAAAAGATACCATTTATGTAAATAATGGAGTAGGTTATGTTTTTGATGGAACTAATGGTCTTATTGCTATTGGTGGAAGTGCTCCTTCCGGACCAGACTCTCAGCAAACTGTAGACCAATCGTTGAGCACTACTAGTACAAATGCTGTTGCTAATAAAGCTGTGACTGCTGAACTCAATACTCTTTCTGGAAGAGTGACTACTATGGAACAAAGTGGAGTTCCTAGTGAAGTGACTGCTGATGAAATTACTGTTTCTGCTAAGAATTCTAGTGGTGGAAATGCTGCAATACATTTAGCTTCCAACCCTAAATCTACAGTAAATTCAGTTGGAGCTATTCATGTTACTGATTCGACTCTTCCTTCTAATGTTTCACAAAACACTAAATATATAATTTACAAAGATATTACTACTGGTAATGTTGATGGTTAGAATTATATACAATTAGCTTCTGGTACTAAGATTGTACCTAATGGTGGTATTGCCAAAGTTCCAGTTGTTGGTGGTGAGCTCTCGTGGGTGCATTCTTCAGATATTGGAATGATACAGGACGACGAGAGCCTGAGCGCTTCTGCAAGACAGAGCCGAGGTGTTAAGAACGCTGAGATACTGCGTATGTTAGCTGCGAGCCGTTGGAACCTGATTCTGGACGGGCGGTATTATGTGTATATCGACAGCCCAGCCAATGCTATTCAACTTTGGAGGGAGCTGTATATTCAAGGTGGAGGATTGGTTGCTTATAGACATTTGTTCAGTGTTATGGCAGACCGCCCTATGCCAAATATGACAGAAGCACAACTGGCAGCATTGAGACATGGTGGTATCATTTGCAACAATGTAGAGTTCATACACGAGACTTCTTTCACCATGATTCGCCTCTTACCTAGTGGCGGCATCCTAACTAAGGCGATATTCCGCGGATGTACGTTCAAAGGTCAAGGCTCCTTTATCTTCGGAGAAAACGCTAATATTATACCTACCGATGTGGCGGATATTGACATCAAGTAGAGATTTAGTACCGAACGGTGTAAAACATTACTGGGACTAACTGAGAATAGCAGTGGAAAGAGTCGTTACGTGCTTGACACATAGAATGGATATTCGCTGTATATTGCAGAAGCTGGAGCTGAAGGAAAGAAAGACAAAGCAAGTATGCTATGCCTATATGATTTGAGAAAGCCGATATATGTACCCTATGCTCAAGGTGAGTATGTTTTCAAAGTATCTTCCTCCGGAGCACTTAAACACATGGGATATAACGGAAACTTCGTTCTGCAGTCAGACACATAGTAGGGAGATACACTGTATTAGGAAAACGGGGCAGTTGTACATTTTGGTACCCTAAGCGTGAGTGATTCGTATGAGAATGGAGTAATTATAAAGAATTCAAACCCACCCGTGGATTTCTAGGGTGTGCAGCGATTTATAGCAGAAAACTGCTCGTTCCTACACGATCCTGAATATGTGGGTCTTAAGAGTTACGGACGAGATATTTATCTCGACGGCTTGGCAGTGAAAGATGAGTATCTTATAAAAGGATGTCGTTTTGAGAATGTTATGTACGAAGCTATCAATCTAGCTACGACAAACACCATAGAAACAAGAGACGAATGGGGCGGCAGAAGCTGCCCGTTAGTGGTTGACAACAATGTTTTCCGGGGATATCCGAATGTGGTGAATGGTGATGATACAACTTACTACTGTGCCATCGCTGCAGAAATCGGCACCATCTATTTCACAAACAATCTTGTGGAGCGATTTATAGGACGCAACCCTGCAGTATATGATGTCTATCTGAGTTGTGCGAAAGTTTATTATCAGAACAATCTTGTACGCAACGTCTTTCCTTTATTTGCTCCGCGCAGCAGCCAAATCACGTCTACTACTCCGATTACGAAAGATGTTTCTTCCGGACGTTTATATGGCTATATGAAATCGAAACTTGTAAAAGTTGGACTAAGGGTCACTACTGAAGAAAGTGACAACAAGGATCTTACTACAAAACCATTCTGCCGTATATTCGAGAATAATCATTTTGAGAGTGACATCAAGGAGGTACGCAAAATATGCGAATCCTTCCTGAGAAAATATCAGGCTGATTTCTTCTCGCTTCCCGACCTCTTCCCCGACGGAGGCTACGCCGATGTGCCCTACGAGGAGATACCGCTGTGGGCCATAGACAAGGTGCTAGAAAAATACGTGTTGCACACAGACTTCCCGAACCTTGTCACATACTGGGGACTCTCTGAATACACGGTGCGCGGCAATGTCTTCGACATGCCGGGGGTACGGATGCACGGCGGAGCAGTCTCCGGTGGATGTACGTACACAGAGAAATGGAACTTGGAGAATAATTTCTTTCGTATGAAGAGTTTTGTAAGTAGCCGTTCCGGCGGATACCAATATTATCTCTTTGCAGTAGGACAGCTGAGCGATGCGTCAACGAGGATAAGTATCTGCGGCAACACGTTCGTCTCCGACAACGGAGAGGTTATCAACCTATTAGGACTGGCTGAGGGATATAATTTGGCATCTTTCCGTATGGAAGACAATAAATTCGTGAACTGCGGATGGAGAGTCGCACAAAGACTACGGTCTGCTGATGCAGCTAGTGATTACTACGAAGGTCCAATCAGAGCAGATGAAATTAGTATCCTGCGCAATGAGGAAGCTCCTGGTCTGGATGAGGGATGGGAATTCAACCCGCTGACAAAAGACGGTTTGTATTTTTATGGATGGACCACAAGTAATACATCGGTTTTCGGAGTTCTCGGCGTGCCGCATCTTTACATCGGACGCGGCGACATAGAGCTTTGGGACAGCCAGAAAACGGGAGTACCGGCGAACGCGCCGAAATGTGTGCTGCTGCCCAAAGAAGGCAAGCTGACGGTGCACTCAAAACACTGGTGCCGTCCTATGCCAAGGTATGTGGGCGCGACACCGGACACGAATCCTTCTGCCGCCAATGGTACCCATATTGTGACGGCCGCCAACAGCAGCCTGCTGGAGATAACGGACATCACGGACGCAGAGGCGGGCATACCAGTGACATTGATTTGCGGCAGCACGGCAAGCGGTGTGCACATTGCGAAGAGCGGTAAGTTCTCCAACATCACGGCTGAGTGGTCACCCTCCGTGGGCAACAGAATCCGCCTAGTGAAGGATGCTGACGGCAACTTCACGGAGCTGGGCCGCTGGGCGAACACGGCCGCGCAGACGGTGGGCGCCTGGGCCAACACCTAGGACAACAGAGCTCTCTCGCTAGTGCATGGTTTGAGTGCAA